AATTGGCCGAACAATTCCTGCGGCATGAAGTATTCCACGAACCGCTGCGTTACGCCGTTGATGGTTCGGTTGACCACCACCACGACCTGATCTTCTTGATTCTGCCCGGAGATAACGGCTACGGACTCAACCAACCCGGCTCCCATATTCACTCGGAACCATGCGTACACCTGATCCTGCGTATTGAAGACAAGGCCGATCAACTGTCCATCGTTCCGCACAGCCAAGAAAATAGTGTACGGTTCCATCTGAAATGCGGTCTGCGCGATGCCGGATGTTGCCGCCGAGGTGCCGATAGTGATGTTCCGGTTGAGCCGGGTCAAATCGGTATTGTCCCATTGGTTCGTAACGAAGTTGTAAGCCAGAAAAGTGACAATCCGCGACGACCGGCTAACAAAGATGGCCGATCCATTCACCACTTGCGGCTGTAACGCGCTTACGCCTCTAGAGCTTTGCTGAGACGCTGTTACGTCGGTTTGGCTCAGTGCAGAACTATTGGACCCAGCAACAATCCATATTCCGCCCGATGTACCGATAACCAGAGCGTTTGGCGTTCCCACCATGTTAAGAAGCTGGTTAACCTGATTCGACACGAGGGTATACTGGACAGCGTAATCGTCTGCGTTGGGATCGCAGATAAAATCAGGGTAGTCATCCTCAACAGAACCTTTCAGTTGCGTTGGGTTATTGTTGCTACCGCCAACCATCAGGCGTTCCTGATACAAAGCGCCGCAAGCGGGGTAATCTCCAGTCGCCGCGAACATCGGGACCACGCCTACCGCAAACCCGCCACCTGTGTATTGCAGGGAACTTGCCGTGCTCACAGATGCGCTGGTATCCGGGTCCAGTAGATTCATGTACCATCCGGTCGCGGCAACAGTTGAGGAAGTACCCGCCGAATCAATTACCGTTATAGAGACTGCGCCATAAACTATGTTTGAGACAAGAAATTCTCCCTCATTCAAATCCACCAGCCCAGAACATTCATTTATGTAAATACGTGCTCCGTTCTGGAATGGTTGAGTGCCTGCCTGAGAGGACAGAACCACAATAGCAGGGCTTGTCTGAGAAATCAGGCTGATGTTCTGGCCGAGCGCAGAGTACCCCGTCTTCACCACGTCCAGCGTTCCACGATATGCAGGTTCGTTCGACTGCTGGCCGGGAAGCGATAGGCTGTACTGCCATGAATTCGCAGAGAGGCGCTGAACCATTCCTGGCGGATAGTTGGGATGGAATATCCACAATACGTCTGCGCTCTGCGTCGAGCAATCAAGCGCAAACAGATCGGACTCAGCATAAGGCGTAATCAGTTCAATAGGACCGCTTCCAGACCCAAACGTCGCGGTTGATTGAATCCAGTATCCCCCCGAAGGAGAGCCGGGGAATTGGTCGTATTGGTTTGCAGCAGTGCAGCTTGCTATCCAACTCGTATTGTTCCACGAGGTAGCAGGCTGAGTGGGGGACAGCACGGGAGCCACAATCCACGGCGCTGCGTAATAAATTGGATCAGGCGTAACCGTCCATGCCGACAGGTCCACAAAATTGTATGCAGAGGAATTCAATGAAACTAAAGCACGAATCTCCGCCTGAATCACACTTGCCGCGTTCTTGCTTGCAGTTGCGTTAGCCAGAGCGATGTTGATTCCCTGATTCGGCGAGACTCCGGTTTTGGTCACACTGAGCGTATCGCCGCTATTTACGGTAAATGTGATTGGTACGGTGCTTGCGTTTGTTGCTCCGTAGGGCGCAGAGATAAAAAGCATTCCCTTTGTAAAATCCGGCTCCCACACGTAAACTCCGTGAGGCTCTGAGACCGACTTCCAATTCCAAAATGAGGCAGCAGGTCCAACCTGCACTAAGCCACCAATGATGTATGCCGTTGCTGGGTTGTAGTTGTTAGATGTAGGCGGAAGATATACTGCAATTCCGAGTGACCAAGACCCCTCAGTCGCACCTTCCCAGATGCGGATGAATCCAGCAGATAATTCGAGAATCGCTCCCTGGTCGGTCGAGAACTGAAATGGAACAAGACGGCTCTTCCCATTGCTGGCCGTCTGCATGGTCTCATAGCCCCCGCGAAGAGGCACAGACTGAGAGATATTGACCGTATAGTTGCCAGTCCCGCCCGTCCCTGTGCCATAGGCGCTCACTGTGGTGCCAGAGGCTACCCCAACCCCCACAATCGTCTGCCCGACCTGTAGAACGCCGTAATTGACCGCCATGACGGTCATGGTGTTTCCAGAGATAGATGCCGTGAACATTGCTCCGCCATTCGCCGTCGTCCCGGCGAAGTACGTCCCTGGCATTTTCTTCGCTCCGCCCTCAACCAGCGGGACCGCGTTCTCTAGGGTACGGCAAGCTGACGCAAACTTGGCAAGATCGCTGCGGCTTTCGCATAAACCGCTGATCTCGCCCGTGTTGAAAGCATTTATGAGGACGTTGGCGTTCATCGATGCGCCCCCCACGGCCCGTAATAGCGCCCTGCATCCTGCCACGTGGTCGAGCCACTCTCATCCTGCAAATAGTCGCACTCTTGCTGGGCCGCTGCGGAATTGAGCGTCGTGAAGTACATCTGCATCATGCTCTTGGCTTTATTCTCATCCTCTGTGATCGGAAGCGCGAGTTCTCCAGCCAGACGGTACGCAAGGCAGTTCACGAAGCCTGGAAGCAACTGCGTAAAGTCTGTGATGAGCCGGATATAGTTGATGGTGATGGGGCAGACGGTCGTGTAGTCCACATTGCAGCCCGGATAGTGCGTCAGAAGATTGTTGGTGTACGATTTCCCATCTGCGCTCAGGACCGCTTCTATCACATAGGGAGCTACATGGTGCGGATGCACTGGAATATCGCGATGACGGAACCATCCCCATCCGTCTCCGCCCCATCCCCATACCGCTGCATCGGCGATACGGCGCTCTTCAGGTATCTCGCGCGGCTTAACGAGCCTCAGATAATCCGCGGGCAGAGGATAGGCGAACTTATAGCCTCCAACCGGAGCTTGCGCGTTCTGCTGCAGCTGAACCCTTGTCTTGGCAAACTTCCATTCGCGCTCCGAAAGCACCTCCTGAAACACCATATCCCAAACGACATTCACCTTGATTGCATTGGGTGAATTTTCAGTCAAAGAGCCGATGGTGCCTCTCGCCCCGATGCGCTGCAAGGCCATGTTCGCTACGCCAACTTGCGAATAGTTCATCGAGACTCCCTAAAGAAAAAGGGAGGTCGAGGCTTGTAGGCCACGCCTCCCCGGTGAATGGTGAACCGTTCTAAGCAGCCGCCAATTCTGCTATTCGTGCCCTCTTCGCGGCGCGTCCCTTTGCGAGTGCTGCCGCGAGTTGAGCCTTGCGTTCGGGAGTCATCGGCACCTTGCGCTTGTCGGGCTTGACCGGCTTGGCCTCGACAATCTCCTTGACGGTTGCCGTTGCCACAGCCATTACAGGCTCGTCTCCTGGCTTTGGAGCGCGTCCCTCATGGCCGGGATACTGGAAAAGCCAGTCGCCTCTAAGTGTCTTCAAGGTAGCTAGTTGGCTATCCGTGTCGATCTCATAGAGGCCGTCAGGCAACGGCCCAGCATCAGGACTGTACGCTTTGCTGGCCTGACTATCCCAAGCAAATGCAAGGCATTTTGCATGAACAATCATTACTGCTCCCCTCCACACTTCGGTCCCCACCACGAATAGATGGAGCCGACATATCCGTTGTTGGCCGGAGTGTTGACCGCGTTCCAGCGAAGGAACTCAAGAACCAAGTTACCGGGAACCGGAATCCAGTAGTGCGCACCCTGGACCTGAAGTTGCGTGATATTCAATGACCGGGTGGCGATGATCGTTGTGGCACCGGTAGCTGCGCCGGTCTCCACGTTGAAAGCAATGCTGGTGAGCGAGTTTCCGTAAACTGGACCGGAAACGACGATGTGAACGCCAAACGGGATTCCACCATCGCCCACAACTTCGGGCGGATAGGAGTATCCCTTCTCGGTCAAGGACGGGAATGCGGAGATAAAAGGGTTGGATGTTCCGGGGTTCGGCGCACCAAAGTCAATCTCCAAGTTGCTCTGCTGAGAGGTTGCCCCAACGACCAGCAAGTCTCCCAAGAGGGCCGGGGTTGCGAGAATAGTTGCGCTGTTTGACAGTTGCGGGTTGCTGACAGTGTAGGTGCCAACGCCGTTTGCAGCGGTGATGGTCGTAATGCCTGTCACGATGGTGGGGCCGTTGGTTGTAGAGATGTTGGCACCCGTGAGAGCGTCCCCAACAAGGAGTTCAGCCCCAGTAGCGCCAGCCGTAATGGTCAACACTCCGGTCGTCGCAATCGATCCGGTAAACGATTTGGCAGTGGAAGTAATCGGACCGAAGGCCGCTGTTCCAGAGCCATGGAAAAACTGCATTGCGTCTAAAAGCATGGTGACTCTCCTTCTAGCGACATCGGCTAGCTGATGATGGTTTCCGAGTTTGAAATCTTCTCTGCCATGACAACCTGGATTCCCTGGAAGCGCGTAATGCGCCGCGATCCCCAGATGTCGCCGGTTTCCGCGTTTTGCGTGTAGTAGCCGTTGGTTTTCTGCGAAATTGCGCGGATATTCATCTCGTTCAAAACGGCGCGACTGCACAGGATCACCGTGCCGGGAGCATTACCAGCACCGGGAAGATTGCCAAGAGCTTGGACAAGCAGGTTCTCATCGAAACCGCCAGCCTGCATCGGAACTGGGTTCACGTTGGCAATGCGCTGGGCGCAGCGTTCGTCAACGATCTGGATTCCCAAACTCCATTTGCACTGAGTGACATACGCCATCAGCGCCCTCGATTGACCAAGAACTCCACTCAAGGCTGTGGCCATTGTCCATGGAACCTTGCCGATGGTGTTGATTTCCAGGCCTGCGGGAGTTCCGGCGGGATAGATTGCCTGCACCTTGTCCTTGCCGAGTTCGAGTACCCAAATGCTGGTTGCGTTGCCGGAGGTCAATCCGCCGTTGTAAGCGTTCACCGGCCAGCTTCCGTCTCCGTTTGGAACCGATTCAAGGTTGTTAATTCGCGTTGTCAGACCCCTGATTCCGCCAAGATCGGTAGCCGGATTCCCGTAAAACAATACGGTCTCGATTTTCTGCTTGAAGCCCTCGACCTTGTTGCTGATCTGGTCCGACATATACGCCGAGGGATCAGGTTGAAGATCGGCAAACGCCGCATCTTGCACATCCCAATTTTCCCACATGGCAATATCGTCGGTGATGTTGGTGTTCTTGGAGTTCGTAATCACGGCTCCTTCGTTGAACCGGCGCGTCGCAGGAACATCCAAGTAATCGGTGCGCCGTGCGACATTGAAAAGCATATTGTTTGCCGGAACGAAGGGCAAGAACTCAAGCAAAGGGCAAGCGCGAGCAAGCACCTTTGCGGGCTGGACAAACTGCGCACGGGCATCCGTAGACGAGTAGCTGTTGACTACGTCCGTCATCGTGGTGTAACCGAGTTGCGAGGCATCTGCCATGGCGATAATCTCCCTTTAGAGAGACCTAAACCCTTGCTGGCGGAAGATTGAATACGCTCAAATCGTACCCGGCTTTAGGCGCTTCCGCCCTCCGCCCGGTCCCGCGCAAAGATGAATCCTCTCCTGTTTTTGCGGCCACGTTCAACAGGAATCGAATCATCGTAGTCCGGTTGGCGCTGCTTTCAGTTGCAAACGCCTTATCGAATTCGACTTCCGTTTTTCCTATTTGCTTCCATAGCCGCGACACGAGCACTACGCTCGCATCATATTTGTCGCCCAACTCGGTTTTCAGGGTTTCAGCCGCCTTGGTGTTTTCTGCGAGAATCTTGGCGTTGTGCGCTTCCACCATTGAGGTCAACTGAGCATTCAACTTCGATTGAAGAGCCTGAGCGGTTTTCTTGGGAATCCCCTCTGCAAACAGGGTTTCCTCCCAATACTTGTTCCACTCAGGTGCATTCTTCTTCTCAGGGTCTAGCTCATAACCTTCCGGCTTATCGGGCCGTCCGAGTGAGGTATAGAACTTATCGCGCTCTTCCTGCGTCGCATTCTCGCCCAGTTTGGGGATCGAGTTCGCCAGCTTCCCCTCGTACTCTTTGGCTTTGTTCGCCGTTTCGAGATGGGCCTTTGCAAAGTCTCCCACCGTGCGATATGGCTTGAAAGCCTCATTGTCTCTGAGGTCCGCTGGCAATCCCGCCAACCATCCCGGCGCATCTGTGCGCTGGTTGCCTGTATTTCCCGATGTCTCACTTCCCGCAGGTCGATCGACAACTGCTTCTGACATTTGCTGCTCCTTCAAAAATATTTGGGCCAATAAAAAACGCGGAACCGAGTGATCGAGCACTCGATTGCCGCGTCTGTCTTGCTTACGCCCCTCTTCGTCTGGCCGGACTAAAGGAGACCCATATTGTCAAAC